CCGGAATCAAGTCTATATCCCCAAACAATTCACATTCGAACTGACTCATACAAAAATAACCTGTCAGGCAAAACTCATGAAAGATGACGGAAATCATTGAAAATATTGAATCATTCAACAAAGATATCGTCTCCTGGGGACACCGGACCCGACAGACCATCCTGGGAAAGATCCCAAAGGGCCGGCATGCTTCAGGTGCAAAAGAAGAACCACTGGCCCGTTCATTCCGAATGAATACTTCAAAAACATTCGGAGAAATCGACCGGATCGGTTTTTCTTTCAGCCTGCATGGCGTTTTCCTGCAAAAAGGAGTCGGACGGGGTTATATTTCCAAAAACGGTGTCGTTATGCGAGGCGAACGGATAAATCATTCCAGAAATCCCAAAACAAAATCAACCGACTTCAGAACCATTCCCGGCGTTATCTCCAGGCGCAAACTGGATTGGTTCAACGGTCCATTGCAATCCAGATTCGAAAACTTATCGGATCTTGTTGCTGAACACAAAGCTGATCAGGCTATTCTTAATTTCAAGCGGATGAAAATTCAATAAAACTCCGTAAACGCTTTGCCACCTCAAAAATTTTCCTTATCATTGCAATGCAAAAACAAACTCAGTAGGGTGGAGATAGACCGCCCTTAAATCCATAGGCGGATTTTTTATGTCTATCACTCAACACATGATAAACGCATGCGGCGTGTACCCCCGTCCTTAGCTGTAATGGCGAAAGGAAACCCTACTGAGAGTTTTTGCAACGGGACAGGCACGCCGTTTTCTGTGCTTAAAAATGCAAAAAACTCAGTATTATGGAAAAGAAAAACACCTCTCCCACTGTCGCGGAGCAAAAACAAATCTTAGAGACTTGTGTACACAAACTTGAAGAAGTCAATGCCTGTATTCTGGCAATGTATCCCACGTTATCAACCAATCTGCCTTTATCAGATTATACGAATGAAGAACTGATTGCCCATGAACTTTGCGAGGATATTTTTTCAGATTTTATCCGGTTTGGACATATTCTGATCGAAGTTGTCAGAAAGGAGGTAGTTTATGAAAACTAACGAACCAATCAAGATCCAGCGGGATGAAACCATTATCTACGGTTCTCAGCTAAGGGAAGAGTATTATTTCTTCACATGGAAGGGATATTGCTGCGAAGAAACATTCTCGTACGACGAAATTATAGCTATTCATGAACTTACAGGCCGGATGATTGCAGAACACAAAGAAAAGGTGGCTTATAATGGACAAAAATAAAATTCTTCAGTTTGTTGCCCAGTTACAGGAACTCCGTGACAACGTCGAAGATTTCATGTATTTTTCTACCATACCCGTAGAACATCTGGAGATTAATTTCAATGAAGGTATGGATAGAGCAGTAGAAGCTGTATTATTCCTATACGGGGAAATCGTGTTAGACGAAATTCAGCGTAAAAAAGTATCAAACTAATATCACAGCCCCC